ATTATGGCGGTGACGGGATATGTGCCGAGAATGAATCCACTAAAAAGATGATTTCATTTTTCGAGTACTAGACTTGGAGTTATATTACTCTGTATGCTCAATAAAAATATTGTGAACCTAAATGAGTCCGCAACTTTGGTCATTAATAATAATGCCAAGAAATTAAGACAGAAAGGAATTAAAGTTTATAACATGGGATTGGGGCAGTCTCCATTTCCATTGCCTAAACAAACTGTTAAGGCGCTTCAGGCCAACGCTGATGTAAATGTCTATTTGCCAACTAATGGGCTAGAAGCATTAAATAATAGTATTGTAAAGTTCTATAAGAATTATCACGATTTAGATGTAAGCCCTGAGCAGGTATTGGTCGGTCCGGGGTCTAAAAACTTGTTATTTTTATTGCATCTAATTTGGGATGGGCCAACTATACTGCCAACGCCTTGTTGGGTTTCATATGGTCCTCAATCAAGGATTTTTGGCAAAGAGCCATATCTTCTACATACCAGAGCTGAAGATGAGTGGAAAATGGCCCCTCAAGCGTTAGATGATTTGGCCAGGGGCATAGAGGGTGATATTCTTTTGGTTTTTAGTTCTCCAAGCAATCCCACTGGCAAGACTTACACAGATAAAGAATTACAGGCGCTATCCGAGGTAATGCGTTCGCATAAGATGCTTGTTGTTTCTGATGAAATCTATGCGCTAATGAACTTCTATCACAGTTGTTCATCTCTTGTTAAATATTATCCTGAGGGGACTATTATAAGTTCAGGTCTTTCAAAATGGTCGGCTGCTGGTGGCTGGCGTTTAGGAACATTTATATTTCCAAAATCAAAACTGGATTTACGTAAAGCTATGGTGGTAGTTGGTAGTGAATCTTTTTCATCTGTTTGCACGCCGATCCAATATGCGGCTGTTACCGCATTTACAGAAGTTGATAAAAAATATATTAGTGGATGTAAAAAGATACTTGCAGACTTATCATTTTACGCTTATGACAAATTAGAGAGCGCCGGCCTTATCACTGCAAAGCCAGATGGTGGTTTTTATATTTTTGTTGACTTTGCTAATTTCAGAGGCAAACTTGAGAATATGGGAATAACTGGTTCCAGCAGTCTTTGCAAGGCACTGTTAGAAAAGTTAAAGATAGCAGCCCTTTCTGGTGAAGCGTGTGAGCGAAATTCAGATGAGTTATCTATTAGATTGGCTTATGTTAATTTTGATGGAGCTGCGGCCCTTAAGGCCGCCAAAAACTATGACGGTCCTTTGAATTCAGAATTTATTCAGCGCTATTGCAAGGAAACGATAGCAGCAATTGATTTGATTGCAGATTGGGTTAAAAACTTATAAGATATCTGCCGCATAAGTAGCAAGAGGACTTCTCTCTCCCTGTGTTAGGTTTATATGTCCTGACAGTGGAGAGTCTTTGAACTTGTTTATTATGTAAGTTAATCCATTATTCATAGCGTCTAAATGATTGCTATCAATTTGTTCGATATCGCCTGTTAATATAATCTTAGTTCCGTATCCAACCCTTGTTAGGATCGTTTTGATTTCTTCTTTAGAAACGTTCTGAGTTTCATCCATCAATATGAATGAATTGGCAATACTTCTTCCCCTTATATAGGTCAGCGCTTCCATGCGTACTTTATCGCTATATTGTGAAGATCTCCATCCGTATCCATTGCCGTTACCATTTTTTCTGTGTTTTTTAGAGCGGGAAGCAAGGTAATCCATACTGTCATGGATTGCTGACATCCATGGTTCTAGCTTATCTGCAAGCTCACCAGGAAGATATCCCATATCAGTACCAACAGGCTGAATTGGCCTGTAAATAATTAGATTGTTATATTGTTTATCACTGATAACGGCCTCAAGGCCACATGCTACAGATAAAAGCGTGTTGTGTGTTACAATAAAATTATCAGTTATATATAAGTGATCTGGCGAATCTATATAAATACATTTAGCATCCATATCTCCAGCATATTCAATTTTATCAATATATTTTGTTGGTAGGTATTTTGTCCTTTCTGTAAATCTTTCTGTTTTGCGAGGCAGTGTGAATAATTGTAATCCAGGAGGCGGCGAAATATAAACAGCAAAACTAGGCCTGCCTTGTTTTTTTTCATTTTTATAAACAAAACTGGTTTGCTTGTTTGATATTGTAGCTTTACATCCTAAAGATTGGGCTAGGAATTGTACGTCATTTGCTAATCTTGATGATGTCGTATAAAAAACATTTTCGAATTTATTTTTATTTTTATTTCTACAAAATCCATCTGTGTCCATTAGGCCTTGCAAAATTTCAGTTCTAGTCTGAATGTTGTTTATTTTGTAAATGTGTGGGATATATTTTTCATATGATTTCAACCCACTTAATTCTAGTGTTCGTAATGCAGTAATAATTTGATTTTCTTTATTTGACCTGTACCCCTTTGTAATATAGTAATCATATTTATTATTTGGCTTTTTAATTAGCTTTATGTTTTCGGGTAATAATTTAGCACATTTTTCTACTATAAAGGCGTCGCTTGAACAGCCATCTCCTAACAGCGCGCCTAATAAATATGGTTTAATTGGAACTTCTTTATGGGCAAATTCTACAGGTAAAACCATTGGAATAGAATGATTTCTCTTATTATATTTACCATATCGTAAGGTTTTGCGTATTTCTTTTAATGACTTTACAGTTCCGTTTTTATTATTCCACCTATCTTGACATGTTTTAGTTTGCCACAAATGATCGTCACAGCACTCTGTAAATGTCTTATCGGAAAAATAGACACGATAGATTTTCTTAATTCCTTGTGGGTGTACTGAAGTTATTTTTTTACATTTTCCATTTTGGCCTATTATAAGATCGTTTGGCAGTATACTGCCCATAGAAACAAAACCATTTGGCGTTAATATTTTAGCTGTTAACGGTTGAGCCTTGCCAGTTCCTGCTTTTCCTGACAGGGTTACTAGTGGCACCTTGGGGTCTAATAGTAGGTCCATTGCATATGCCTGCTCTATATTTTTAGAATCGAGCCCCCATGGCTTTTGACTATTGATAATCTTGATATTATTCCCGATTTTTCTTCCTAGCGCAATGCCTTCATCGTTTTCATCTTTAAAGAGAATACACTCATTGGGCGCCATGTCTTTTAGCTCAGAGCTTGCGCAAAGCATTTTGCTTTTTTTCAGCTTGTTTCCTAGGCTTGTGTCATGAATTATTCTTGCTCCGCTATATAGTTCATCGCTAGCTTTATTTTCATCGTTATGATCCTGAGAGCCCATGCCAAAAGCTCTAGCTCTTATTCTCATATTAACATCGCCACTCAAGACGATGACGCGATTATTATTATTCAAGTGAGCTGCGCAGGCAAGTATTTTATTGTCTACATATGATGCATCCCCAAAATTTGATGTGTCATAATTTTTCACATCTATTTTAATGTTTGTATTTTTATCCGTTTTAACGCCTTTACTTATATCGCCTTTGTCGGATAGCTCATCCAATAGTCGTATGAAGACTCTGGCATTTCTACCAGTGTCACCTGAATGTGTTTTTATTTTATCAAGCTCATTTAAGACGCTTGCTGGAATAACAATATTTTCATTCGGAAAGCCATTAATGCAATATGGGTTAGAGATTATTACGGACGTGTCCAGTACGTATAATTTTGCCATTTATATTTTGTCTCTTTTAATAGTTGGTTCCTTAATAATGTGAGGTTATATATTCTAATGTGTAAGATTCAATTGTAATTGTGTCATAATTTTCCTATAGAGGTTTATAATATTATGCCGTCTTATTAGATGAATTATTGTGATATGCCAATAAAACCACCTCTTATTACGAAGATTGTTGAGTTTTTTCAAATAGGAACCGATGTCAAAAACTGGAATAGAAAAATTTTTAAGCAATAGGGGCACTACCAATGTAGCCTCCAATCATATGTCTAAGGTAGTTTCTCAATATCGACGAGAAGTAATGCAAGACGAAGTGTTCAGAGGCGATTTTAGAGAAAAGGGAAGTACCGGGTATGACCTGCCAAGGGGGTATGAAGATAATATTAAAACCTCGGCCGGCAATGTGCTTTCGAACTATTCAGGGTTTAGAAAGGACGCCCAAGTAAGCCCAGGCTCTGGTACTGGTGCGGGCGCAGGATCCTATAGAGGGTCTGGAGGGTCTTTACGACAGATTCCAGAAATTTATAGCCCTCTTTGGCTAAATAGCAATCTTAATCTACCAAGAGATAGAGCCACTATAAATGCGTGGAGCAGAGCGTTTTTTGCCTTGAACCCTGTTGTACATAATGCTATTTCTTTACATTCAACATATCCAATTTCCAAATTAAACATTAAATGTAAAGATCCAAAGATTCAAGCCTTTTTTGAGGACATGGTAGAAGAAACCGATCTAATGAACATTTGTGTGCAGATGGCTCAGGAGTATTGGCTTCTTGGTGAAACATTTGTATATGGTGAGCTTGATGAGCGATCTGCTAAGTGGAGTAGATTCTTAATTCAAAATCCAGACTACATGGTTGTTAAACATAGCGTAGTAGCTGGTGAGCCAATTCTAAGCTTGCGCCCTGATGAAAATTTAAAGACCATAGTAACTTCAAATAGACCATCAGACGTACAGCAGCGCCAGAGACTTGACCAAAGCATTATTGAACATGTAAAGCGTGGCGAAAATATCCCATTAAGCAATTTTTACGCTTCACACCTAGCTAGACGAATTAGCCCATATGAAACAAGGGGCACAGGTTTGGTAGTATGTTGTTTCAGACATCTGATGTTGTTCGATAAACTCCGCGAATGCTATTCGACTGATTGCGAGGTTTTAACTAAAGACGGTTTCAAAAAAATCACTGATTTAATTACTACAACTGATAATTTGGATATAAGTCCTAATTATGTCAGTGGTGCTGTCGCGGATGATAATGGCAATTTAAAACTTCTTACGCTTAAAGATAATGTAGAAATAGCCTGTTTTAATCAAGAGACTGGCGAGATTGAATATCACATTCCTGAAGAATTTCATATGTCTTATTATAAAGGCAAGATGTTACATTTTAAAGGGAAAAAGGTAGATACTCTTGTAACTCCCAATCATAAGCTTTTAGTAAAAGAGAGTAAAGGTGAAGGGTGGACAGATTTTAGTTTACGCAGGGCGTCAGAACTTTTAGAAAAGAAAACTTATTATAAGTTTAAGTCTCATGCCAAGTGGAATGGCGAGCAGCGTTTAGAGGACATTGATGTAGCTGGACATAAAGTGCCAATTGGTTTGTATTTAAAGGTCCTTGGTTATATGGCGTCCGAAGGTTGCGTTTATAAAAACTATAAAAAGGGAAGATATGATGCAAAGATAATTACAAGCCAGCTTACTAGCAATAGATGCTATGAAGAGATGCGTGAAACATTTAATAAATTTGCATCATGTCTTAATAGAAAATGTGGCCACTATGTTGGAATAAAGGGTTCTGGTTATTCAAAGAATGCCCCCAAAGAAAAGTGGGAGGGAATAATTCATGGTAAAGAAATCGTAGAGCATTTTTTGAATGAGATTGGCAATGGAGAGAAGGCCGGTTCTTATGAAAAGAGATTGCCTCGTTGGGTTTTTGGTCTACATTCTGAATTATTACTTATTTTGCTTCAATCAATGATGCAAGGAGACGGAACGACTGTAACTAGTAAATATGGAACAAAGTCTAAACTTTTTAAATATTCAACTGTATCTAAACACCTTGCTGATGATGTTTATGAGCTTGCATTTAAATTAGGCCACGTTCCAACTATATGTACAAGTGTTGCGAAAAAGACTGATGGTAGAGTTGTAACCGAGTATATTGTATGCTGGTCTACAACTAACTATGGCAGAGAGCCTCTCGTTTATACGGGTGTTAAAAAGGCTAATAACAATGGTGGCGGAGCAACTGTAAATGAAGTAGATTATGATGGAGTCGTTTGGTGTTTCACAGTCCCTACTGGTGCATTTATTACTAGGCGGAATGATAAAATTTCTATACATGGGAATTCGAAGTTTGCACAAGCAGATAATATGATTAATCCACTAACACTCGTTAAGATTGGCGGGGCTGGTGAGAATTATAAGCCCACACCAGTAGATCTTGAGGCATGGCGTCAAATCTTTGAGGAATGTCATGATGAAGAAACTGAAGTTTTAACAGATAAAGGGTTTAAAAAATATGATGAAGTAATTGAAGAAATTATGGTAGCAGATGGTACAACTGGATCATTTCATTCCGTTGGGGCTAGAACGAGAACAGGTTTTAAGATTGCTTGTTTTAATTCCGATAATGAACAGTTAGAGTATCATGCGCCTTCTGCCGCTCATATTTATGATTATGATGGAGAAATGTATCACATACATAATAATAAGATGGATATAAAAGTTACTCCTAATCATAAAATGTGGGTACAACATAAGAAGTTTACCGGAACAGGAAAAGGCCGTACCTGGAAGTGGGATAATTGGGACAAAGTTCGAATTAAGGATATGAAGTTTTGGGATCGTAGATTTAGATCGCAAATTAAATGGAAAGGAAATGATTCTATTAAGGAGGTTAATGTAAATCAAAAGAATGTTCCTATAGAATTATATTTAGAGCTACTTGGGTACATGATAAGTGAAGGTTGCCTATATACGAATAATAAATCACAAAACACAATAGGCGTTTGTCAAAATATAACAAACAAAGACGGTTCTAAAAATCCGCATTTTGAGACCATGCGAAAATGTGCTCATGATTTTGCTGTAATTATAGATAAGACGTTTTCTGAAAGGTTTTTTAAGAGAGACGGGGCAAAGGGTTGGGACATTACTTTTTGTGGTAGAGAATTATTTAATCATTTTGTGAATGAAATAGGTAGTGATGAGGGTTATAAATCTTATAATAAAATAATTCCTAAATGGGTTTTAAACTTGAGTCCGCGATTATTGAAAATATTGTTAGCCGCTATGGTGGTCGGTGATGGAAGCAATTATGTAAGGCCAAAAAACAAAGATTTGAATGGCTTTTTCTATTATACATCTTCGAAGCAATTAGCTGACGATGTATATGAGATGGTTTATAAGATCGGCTTTGTTCCTACCATGTTCTCGCGTGAAAGTGAAAATCATCATCACCATGAACTATATACTGTACAATGGTCCAATTCTAACATTGGCAATAAACCATTTGTTAACAAATACAGTATAGACCCTAGAACAAAAGAGAAAAAAGAAATAGTTTCTAAGGTTCCGTATCAGGGGAAAGTATGGTGTTTTACTGTGCCAACAGGTTTATTCATAACAAGACGAAATGGGAAAATAACAATACAGGGGAATTCTCAATATGATAAAGATTTCAAGATCTTCACTCATGAGGCCGTTACAGTTGAACGTGTAGGCCATAATGCCGGAATCATTGATATTGCTAATGATATCACACAGCTTCTTAAAGAGATTTATATAGGGCTAATGATTCCTCAGGTATTAATGGATGGCGGTGCGGATGTAACCTATGCGAATGGTGGAGTAACACTAGATGTTCTAAAGCAGAGATATTTACAGTTTAGAAATATGCTCGGCTCTTGGCTTAGAAGAAAAGTATTTGCCCCAATATCAAAGATTAATGATTTCTATGAACGAAAGGAAGGCGAGAAGGTACTTATCGTTCCTGAGGTTGAATGGAATCATATGTCATTATTTGATGCCGGAGATCATATTCAGACATTAGTACAGCTATCTCAAGGGCAGGGGCCAGATAAGAGAGTGGCCACTCAAACGGTTTATCGATCTCTTGGTCTTGATTGGGAAGATGAAGTAAGAAAGATGAAGGTTGAAGCTATTCAAGACGCTATTAATGACAGAGAGAAGGTTGCGCTAGCTAAAATTCCTCTTAATGAGCTTCGTTCTTTGGGGCCTGATGATGCCATTGATGAGCCAGATGAGGGTCTACTTCCAGGTGAAACCGAAGAAGGTGCAGGTGAAGGCGGTCCTGAGCTTCCAGAGCTGCCAGGATTAGGACCACCTCCAGGTGGTCTAGGTGGACCTCCGGGTGGAGCCCCGCCTGAGGGCGAATTACCGGAGGCAGGACCGCCGGCTGGGCCATAATTGACAGGCATATTACAATATATTACTGAATCTATAGTAGCGCTCTAAGGGTGGAGATTTGGTATGCAAAATAATGTGTTTGACGACATTGCTGTAATTATTGAGGAAAGTCCATATCTATGGTCTAGGAAGGTTATTTCTGTGAACAAATGGACCTTGGGGTCTTTTCTTAATGCTAAAATAGCTGATTCTTCTGATTTAGAATTGCTTAACTTTATAAACGATAATATTGATATTAAGATTCATGACTTTGCAGAGCGTCTAAACAGTATGGTTGGCGCTATTGAGAAATTATTGGACCGCCGCGATATAGCCTCTGACGATATACAGCTTAAAGTTGTAATGTTTCTGAATGAGATCTATGAAGCATTAAGTGGTATTGTTGATGCCGGTAAAGAGCTAGATGAAAAATATGATGTTGAACTTGATGAGTTTAATAAAAACACGCCACCTCTTAAAATATCTACGGCGGATCAAACCGAGTTTTTATCGAATTTTCATGAAGCTTGGCATTCTGCCAACTTGGAGCCGGCAGAAAAGGAAGAGAGGCTCCGCGCTATAATTTCACTATATAATTCAGCGACGGCAACCGCGAAAATTGTCACTCATATGGTTGAGAAGCTAAAAAAAGCTAGAAATGAGAATGATATTGTAACATATATTAATACACTGAAGATGATCGGATTAAGTCAACAAGGTTTTGAGCATTCGTTTAAAAAGGTATATAAAGCATATATAGCAGATCTTGTTCCAGATATAGAAAAAGAACCAGAAACGATAGATACAGAGATAGATACAGAGATAGATACAGAGATAGATAAACCAGAAAAATCGTCAGAGCCGATACTGCTTGAGCGACCTCTTGCGGAAGAGCCAATAGAGGAAGAAGAGCCGGCACCACAAACGCAGCGCACCCCATATGGTGTTGGTGGTGGTGACACAACCCCTCGACCAGGGAGAAAAGAAGTGGAATGGAAAATAGATCCTGAATCAGGAACAGAGGAATTAAGATATGCAATGCTTAAATTGCAACATATGCGATTTGTTGATGAGCTTAAAAAGGCTTCATCAATGAATGACCCATATTTGTTAGCGGCAATGATTGCCAAGTATTCTGGACAGATTGAAGAAAATGATCCAGAAAGCAGCCTTAGGCTTATTGCTATTACAGAAGGAATTTTGGAAGAAAACTAATCATGACTAATGCTCTTAGAAAATATTCTACTTTACTAAAAGGTGCCAATATGGTGCCCCGTAACAAAGTTGTAGTGTCCGATTTGAAACTGGCCGAAGCCATGAGAGAAAGTTATAATCTGGTTTTTAAAGAAGATCCTTCGGCTGAAGTGTTAGCGGGTGGTTGGGCGCAGGCTGTGCACGAAAGTGGCTGGCCAGTCGAGATTCCAAATAACAACATTGGAAACATTAAGGCAGCTAAAGGCTGGATGCAATCAAATAACTATTTTGTTAAAGATACCGTTGAGTTTACTCGTGGGGGCAAAAAGTATATAGAGGCGGGGACTAAATGGAGATCTTATCCAACTCTAGTTCAAGGGGCAGCCGGATATTGGTCGTTCCTTAATGGGCAGAGATATAGCGGAGCGCTTGATTGGATGGCTGCAGGAGACCCCGAAAGCGCATCTGTAGTATTAGGTGTAAATAGTTATTACACGGCTAGTATTAAAAGCTATGCCAAACGCTCTAATGATCTATATGGGCGCTTTATGAAAAATGTGGCCCCTAAAATGGCCAATTTAAAGTCAAATCCCGTCGCGGCTCCTGGAGAAAAACTAGCCATTAAGAATTTGGCTAGTGACTATTCTGACGAAGAAAAGATGACTATAAACCAAAATCCCTCAAACGACGTTGATATGTTAACTCGGCGATTATATGCAAAGAATAAACTTACTAAAATAGTAAAGAATAGCATATTACGCGAAAAGCTTCCAATAAGCGATGTCTTAGTTTGTGTTAGCGGAGATTGTAATTATAATAAACTTGAATATGCAAGAGTAACCGCCAGCATTTTGAAGCGCTTTATAGATGCAGATGTTTCTGTCTGTGGCGAGAATAATGAGGTAGAGATTCAGTGCTCAGCAGTTGGTAATGAAAAAACCCTAACTGGGGCTACCGAGGAATTATGTAAGCTTATTGCTAATGAAATGAATAAGCGGGTACAATCTAAGATTTCAGTAATTATGTTGCCCGGCTTATTATCTAAGTATAGTTGTATTAAAGATAGTGTGCTTATAAAAAATCGTAAACATTTTAATATGAACAGGATACTACATGGCTAAGGCTAAGGCTAACGGTTTTGCGGCAGCCGCATTAGAGATGTATAAGGATAAGCTTGTCGAAATAAACACCGGTGAGGTCGCAACTTCTCTTCAGTTTGCTGATCATACTGTTGGGCAAAAACATGTTATCCGTGGTCATCTTAGAGAGGTTATTGGTGATGGTATTGTTATTGAATGTAATGTTGGCAGTCATAAACAGCAAGTTCTAATAAATGCCTGGTCGGTTGTGTCTATTATGGAACTTCAGGGCAAGGGCAATATTAGCGATATTTATATTGATGAGTATAAAGAGAGAAACAATATTCGCAATCTGAAAAGACAGAATAAATAATGGATAGAAAAAGTGAACTTCTAACAATTCTAGCATCTACTGAAGAATCTGTGGATACCTATTCTTCCACCATGCGAGAATTAAATAAGAATGATCCTAAAAAGATCCAGCTATTCATGAAAAAATTCAAAGATGCTTTTGATAATGTATTAGATCAAGGATTAGAAGATAATCATCAGGACATTGCGCTTGAAGAGGCTAGAGCATCATATCATTCACGTTTTGTAAAATTAGCACAAGCAGCGGTAGGAACAAGTAACAATCCAAATGAGGTTGGAAAAACCGTTGCTGAAATCGTAAGGGTTATACTAGCAAGAGTGCCGCAGGAAAAAGACATAACTTACGACACTATGAGAAAAAAAATTCTTAGCATGAATGTTGCAGAAATATCTGGAACCACATTGCCTGATACTGCAGCATATGGCCAAGCGTTAACACTAATCAAAACTCTTCTAAGCGGGTACGCAGCAGAGTTTGTACAACAAGTACTAGTAAGTGCTTCTAACAATTTGTAGATATGATAGATAGATTTGATAGAGTTTCGGGCGAGATTTATAGGGGAGGCGCTCCTAGTGATAGCGATCTTGAATTATTGTCTGATGTTTTTAACATGAAGACTATTTTAAGTCTTGATGGGAGTATTGCATCTAATATTTCGTCTAAAGTAAAAGAACTTGGTATGCGTCATATTGTAATACCAATTAGCGGAAGTGACTCATTTAGCTTAATGAAGTATTTACAAAATCATATTGTATCTATACTAAATAGACATCAGCCTATTTATGTGCATTGCCGGCATGGCAGTGACAGAACAGGAATGGCTATCGCTCTTTATCGTACTGACCATGATGGTTGGAGTGTTGATAAGGCACTGAGTGAAGCTGAAACATATGGGTTTGGCAATAAATTAGATAACAACACAGAAGCGCTTTATAGGAAGATTATAACAAAAGAAGCTCAAAGTAGTGTTGATCAGATGAGGGATCATTTTGATATGGGCAGAGTTCCTCCCGCTTCTTCTTTTTCTCTTCAGCAGTCGTTTGCTCCTGAGGTTCCTATTGAAAACACTCCCATTGAAGATACTCCTCCTGCATTTAGAGATCCAAACGCATTTAATTTAAAGATGCAACATCCCGCATCTGAGAAAGAAAAAAGGGTTCGAAAGTTAAGGGCGCTATTATTAGAAGAGTTAGCAGCCAACATGGCCCCTCAAGTTGGTCAGTATGATAATTTTGAAGGAATACGTGGTGCTGGACCACTTGCTGGTGATGATGAAAATACTGGTGGATTTTCTTATGATGAAGGTGGCGGATTGCCGGGAGGCGTGGGGCCTTCAGGAACTGGCGGGTCTAGCAATCTTTAATGTACGCAGGGGATAATAAGAACTACTAATAGATAACCATTTCAAGTAGATGTAACTTGTGAGATATTATGATGTTTAGACGCATAGCAAATGATATACAAATGTCTTGTGATATACCGGATAACGAAAAGGAAGATGTTTTACAGGCCAAGATGCAGTTTGAGGCGGCTGCAAAAGCTTTAAACGTGGCAGTGGAACATTTAGATCATATTTATGATCCTTTTGTCGCGCAAACAGATATCTCTACAGAATCTGTTGTAAATAACAGGGGTGTATTACAAGGAAGGTATAGCACCAGAGTTAAAGATAATTTTAACGAGGTAAAGACTCATGCATTGATGGGCATTAGAAAGCTAAATAAATTCACCACCGGTGATAATGTTGTAAGAGAACTTATCAATACTTTTGTTGATAGCATTGGAGATGTAGAGGGTTTTGTAGAGGCATTTCTCAATACATTAAAGAACGACATTCAGTCTTCTGATTTTAGAGATAAGGTTATTAGTACGATTGATCAAATAAAAAAGCAAGCAGCAGAATTAGATGAATTTATATATGATACAATAATTGAACATATAGATAGGGATTTTTTAACAAAGACTTGGATGAATGAAACTGGTGATGAATTGTCTATTGATATAAATAAGACCGAACTACCGCTAGTTACACGGTTGCGTGAAGAGAGAGAAAAGGCACTGAACCCAGACGCATTTCCAGCACCTGAGGCACCAGGACAATCATTAAATATGAGCGATGCTCAACGAATGCTTTATCCTAATCGAATGCCTGGAGATACAAATATGGGAAACTTTGGAGAATAAAATGGCAATAGTTAAATATGGCGAAGGCGAGATACTTGATATAGTCAGCGGCGCAGAAGAAGCTGATGACGAAAAAACCAAAAAAGCCCTTAAGGCAGCTCAGCAAGCTGCTAAAAATATTGGCAAAGATGGTAAGGAACTAAAATAGTGTGTACTATAAATTCCAACAATTTCCTGGTAATAAAACTTTATCTAATAAAGAATCAGTCTAGGTTTGGTGACAAATATGTCTTTTAGAAAAATAGGCGAAGCATTAGTGGTTTCCCCGGAAGATTTACGCCCCTTAAGCGCAATTCTACCAGCCCAATTTAATATTGTTGAAGAGAGATTTACTAAGATTGCTGAGGAGTTAAAAACCATCGCTCCCAAAGCTAAAGACTTTTTATATTTTTCAGCAGTAATGATGCACGCCGCAGAGGCTGCATTGCTGGATGATAGTGGGGTTCTTAGAAAAGACGCAAATGGCGATGTGCTTGTCGCAAGCTGGACAAAAGAAAATGATTCATGGAAATGGGTCTGTTCAGATATAAACATTCTACCATACAAAAATTCAAATAATGATATCTTCCCCGAGGAAGAACTGGTTAAGGCTCATAAAGATTGGGTTGGAAAACCATTATGTCTGGATCATAAATCAAATTCTGTTGACATGATACGAGGCGTCGTTGTAGATACATATTATGACTGGCCACGTAGACGTGTGGTTGCATTATGTGCTCTTGATAAGATTACTTATCCAGATTTAGCCCGGAAGGTCTCCTCTAAGTATGCAACGTCTGTTTCTATGGGGACTGCCGTTGGCAGAGCAATCTGTACTGATTGTGGTAATGTTGCAAGGGCCGAGATGGATTTCTGCGATCATATGCGCAATAAGAGCTGTTATGGCGAAATAAATGTAGATTTAAAGCCTATTGAATTGTCAATTGTAGTCAACGGAGCAGATCCTAATGCTAGAATTAGACATATTGTTGCTTCGGCCGCAGATAGTATAGCAGGCTATGTTGCTGATAAGGAAAAAGAAGTTTCTAAGCTCGTATTACACGAAATTACTTCTGAATCGACCATTTCTGCCATTAAAAAGGACTTAGAGAGTGCGGTGGAAAGACTAAAAGCTCTTGCAGAAACTGTAGAAGAAGTTGAAGAACATGAAGAAGCCGAAGTAAGTGGCGAAGAACCAGATGAATATAAAGAATTATCTGGCGATAAAGAGGCATTTAAGAACGAGATCAATATAAAACTTGCTAGTATTTCACAACAGTTGAGCAGACTACAAAATAATGTGGACCAACTAGCAAATAGTGAGGAAACAAATATGACTATGAAATCAAAAGCTTATCATCAAGGTGGTGGAGGGGTAAACGATCCTTCAACTCTTCCTTACGAGAAGGAAGACTACCAGACTAACCGTGACAAGAACGATAAGCAAATGGTTGGTCAGGGCGTAGATAATACTGGTCCCGTCGATGGCATGCATCTAGGCTACTCCAGTTATGGAGAAACCGAGGAAGCACGTAAAAAGAGACTACAGCGTATGGCTGAGGATCGTGCTCTTCGTCGTAAGCAGGCTGTTGATCGAGCAAAGACTGCTTATCATCAAGGTGGTGGTGGTGTAAACGATCCTTCAACTCTTCCTTACGAGAAAGAGGATTACCAGACTAATCGTGATAAGAATGATAAGCAGATGGTAGGCGCCAAGCCTTTTCCAGATGTTGGTCCGGTTGATGGTCTATATCCTGGCGATAAAGAAACCAAGGAAAAGCTATCCCGCGCTACACTTACTGCAAAGTTCATTAAGTCTGCTCATCCTGATGGAACTGATAATTTAGGCCAATGTCGTTGGCAGGTTTATGCCGCCGATAAGCTTATCCTCACCGCAACTGTAGATGAACTTACCAATGGTAGGTCTGATCTTCATTATGACTCTGTAGCAAGCAAGGTCTTTGGCAAGAAGATTCTTGGTATGCTTCGTACAGATAGCTTTGACAAGGTTAAGGGTATACTTAAAGGTGCGCAAGGCGCGCCGCCAGAAGCACCTATGCCAGAAGCACCTATGCCAGAAGCAATGCCAGAAGCGCCTATGGCTGGTGAGCCAGAAGTAGATGCAGGCGGATCAGGAGATCCAAAAGAGCAGCTTCCTGAGCTTCTAACTCAGGCAGAGAATGTTCTTGCCGATATTCGTAGGGCAGTTGATGCCCTAATCGAAGAGCCAAGCGAAGAGCTTGAGGGCTTCGATGAGTTGGCAGAAGAAATGCCCACTAAGGCAAAAGAGCTATTAACCTTCCAAAAGAAGGTTGGCGGAGCCATTACTGTAGGTATGAAGAATGCCGTTAAGGAGCTTACCGATCATGTCGAAGAGCTTCGTATGTCTAAGCATATTTATGATAATAGTGAAAAGGTATCCGCAGAAAAACTTAATTATGTTGACAAGTTAACTGTTGACGCTTGCGAAGAGACCAAGCAGACACTTGCTAATTGTTACAAACTAATGGAGGCGTTTGTGAAGTACGCTAATGGAACAAAGGCCCTACTTAAGCGCGCGCAGCCAATGCTATCTGATCCAGATGTAGGAGCTGGCGGACCTGGCGCAGGAGTACCTGTGGATGTTGAGACCACACCTTCCCAGGAAGTACTGGAATATGGTGGATTGGGCAGCACAGAAGAAGAGCCTGTAACTTTCCAGGAGATGCTACAAGAGCGACCAGACAGTGTAACATCAAAGGGTCCTGTCGCTAGGATGGCACCGCTACCTGTTCCACCGGGAGCGGGAGAGGGAGTGACATATGATGCTCCTGAAAAGGCAGCGCCAAAGTCACGCGAAGAGCTGGCTAGAGATGTTGTAGGCGATATGGTTCCAGAAATGCCGGAAGATCTACCACCATTAGAGATGGAGCCACCATCCGCTGATGATACGAACTATGCAGAGATCGGACAGGATGGCAGTCTAACCCTATCCAAGGAAGAGCTTGCAGGTGGCGCTTTGGCAAGTATAGTTAATGAACTTACTGTAGAGTCCGAGGCTACTGCTCCTAATCTTTCCACAAAAGAAGGACGTGCGGCATATCGTGAGAAGCTAGCACAGAAGGGACTTAAGTTTAGCCCAATGCTGCAGGAAGCACATCCAGGTGGTGGCGAGACCACTCAGCTTGATAATAAGCCACAAAAGGATCTTGCCAAGGTTGAGACTCTTGAAGAGGCCCATAAAACCCATATGGATGTAGCAACAGCTCCTCCAAAGGTTCGTCAGGCAGCAGAAGAGATTCATAGACTTGTTGTTTCTGGTCGTATCGATCCTGAAACTGACTTTGATGCGCTTATTGCAAATGGTCTAGATTCTGATGCAGTTAAGTACTGGAAGCAGTATTATGCACAGGGTGACTCTGACTCCTCACAGTTCGCTGCTGAGCTTGTCAAAGAGCATCACGCAAAGAAGGCTGCTGTTGATCAGCAGGCATACGAAGTAAAGATCTCTAGATCATACGAATTAGCATATGACATGGTTAGCCGTGGTATGATTTCGGGTGAGCGCTCTGCTGTAAGTGAGCAGGTTAAAGAGATCATGAGTTTCGATGATAATGGTTTTGAGAGCATGAAGCGTTTTGTTGAGCGTCAAGCAGTGGCAAAGCAGGCATCAATGCCGCGTGTTGGCATCCTAGATGCTAATAACGTCACTCTTCCAGCACCACCAGGTACTCAGAATGATCTAGCAGACGAACTTGCCGGATTGTGGTCTGGTGATAATGTGTCACGAAGGATGAGCTTCTAAATTCCCAGAAAAACTAATAATGGGGCAAGTTAACTTGCCCCAAACTTTATGTGAAGGATTTACATGGTTTACAAAACAAATATAGATGAATTAGCTGCGGCCATGGAAGAAGTGCTCAATGACGATAGCTATAGAAGTGTTTTTGAACGTCCACAAATTAAAATGGCATCCGCAGAGGAGCCTGAGGTTGAGGTCGAAAAGAACACAATTGAAAGTGCCTACGAACAGCTTGTTGAAGCTTCTAGAATTCTAGATGAACTTGGTCTTACCAAAAGCTCCGAACTTGCATTGTCAGCCGTTGAAACATTATTGTCTGAAGCTGAAGAAGAAGATGACGATGAAGAAGAAAAAGAAGATGAGTCTGATGCAGATGCCGGTGAAGAAGACGAAGAAGACGAAGAAGAGAAAGAGGATGAGTCTGATGCGGATGACGGTGAGGAAGACGATGATGATGATGATGATGATGATGATGATGATGATGATGAGTCCGATGCGGATGATTCTAATGAGTCTAAGCTGCCGCCCTGGTTAAAGAAAAAGAAAAAGAAAGGCAAAGACGACGACGAAGACGAAGATAAAAAGAAGAAGAAGACGAAAAAGAAGACAAAAAAGAAGGACTAAGTCAACGTAGGAATTTATGTTCAGCAAACTAGGCACATCAGTAGCTCTTGAAATGGAAGAAATTTTGAGCAGCGACGCTCATAATCATTTATTTTATAAACAAGCTGCAGATAAATGTGATTGTCCGAAGAATTGCGCATGCAAACAGGATGGTAAGTGTGAAGGCGCATGCCCCTGTGATAAGAAGAAATGCAAATGTCCCAAAGGCTGTGATAAATGTGACTGTACCGAGACTAAAGGTAAATGTCCGTGCGTTAAGGTAGAGAAAAAGGCCGCCGCAAAATGTAAGTGTTGTACAAAAGGTTGTGACAAATGTACTTGTGAAGGGAAAGATGAATGTGAGTGCAAATGTAAATGCGCTAAGAAAGCTGAAGCTTTACAAGATCTATCTTATACTTTGAGCAAGGTTTCCGCAGACCTGGATGATGCTGGATATGTAAAATCATCCATTGCAGTAATGCGTGCGCTTGATGGGCTAATTTCCGAGGCAGATCCATTAGGCATTTCCGAGCCGATAGAAGAGTTACAGCTACCATTGCCCGAACCAGACCCAGTTCCTCATGAGGGAATAAGGGGCATTGTATCCGATGAAACAGAAACAGGACCTCAAATGGATCTTGAAGACATTGGAGCAGAGACGGTTGATGAATTAATTGATAAAATTCATGCCCTATTGCAGGGTGGAAAATATAGAGAAGCCGATAAGATGATGGAAACTCTATCTACTCTTTGGGAAGAAGATGATGATATACCACCACCACCTGTAGAAGACTTAACAGAAGAGGAGATGGGTGTACATGAACCGATGACTGGTAATGCACCAGAAGGCGCTCCTGAAGGATTAGGACTTGGAGAGCTTGAGAATGTGCACTCTGAACTTGATGCATGGCTTGAGAAGAATGCTAATGTGGTACACAGATTTGACGATCCGATGAACCCAGAGCTTGCACTTGACTTAGACTTGAAAGACTTATTAACCGTTGAAGATGGTGTTGATGTGAATTTGATCGATGCATATCTTTCGGAGTTGGATGGCTCATTTGAAGATGAATAATAACGAACCATATGACTATGCTGCGGCAATGGATCAATATCTTAATCCTAACAAGATTACGAAAAATGCCAATAATAACGCAGTGGATGAAGCGCTTCAAAACTTAAATAAGGCGGCTGAACTACTAGATGCTATGGGCAAATTTGGTGCGTCTGAAGTTATTACAAAGATGATGGAGCATATTCCGACTGCAGTACATACGGCCGAAAATACTCAGGTAAATATTGATTTTGTAAAAGAAGCATCGGCAGATGAACAAAACCAACAGCAACTAAATGAAGAAATGCTTCAAGCGCTTTTAGGACCAAGAAATGTTTCTAGATAAAACTTCAGAAGAAGAGTTTTTTGCTTCATTAGAAAGCAATCTCCATAAGCAGCATTCATTCGAAGATGACTTAAAAAGCAATCGTGTATCTGATGTGCAGGCTTATCTTAAGCGTGCCGCTTTAGCTTTAGCCAGAGCAGGCTTGCGCAAAGAGGCAGAATGTGTAGTAATGGTTTCTGAAGATGCTATGAAGGACTTAACCAGCGAGAAAATGCTTAAAAACCTAGAGCAAAAAGGTTGGGTATTTAATGCAGATGACGGTCATAGCCAAGACGCATGTATGGCTGAAGATTGTGCCCAGTGTTCAGAAGGCAGTCAAGCACAGCTGAGCCAACAAGAACTAAAAGATCTAAGAGCCTTACTAAATAAATAAAAAATAAACAATCATTATCGAGCCTCGGGAATATTTTCCGGGGCTTTTCTATTTGAAAGACTGTTTTAATTCTATGAACTTATCGTATTTGCGTTGAATATAAATCGTGGCGTCTTTGTATAGCCATTCCATAAACTTATAGACCTGGCGATTGCCTCCGAACGAAAGCTCTGTTGTTATCTTATTAACCTTACGAGTATATAGGTTTGGGTTTATGCTAAGCTCTTTTTTGATTATTTGTTTAACAGAAAAACAAAAATTCTTAGCAGATGCCAAAGAGGCCGAATAAGCCTCATAGCCATTTTTTTTTGTTGAAGATGAAAAAAGAGAAAAATAAATTAGTAAGGTCAGCAGAAACAGAAATTTCTAGATTCTTAGGGAGTTTACATATGTCCAGTTATAATAATAATAATAATATAAATATTATTAGAATGAGAAATCATAAGTATCATATAAGAAAAAATAAAATTAAATTATTTAATAAAAAATAAAATTTTTATTATTCTATATAGTGTACTTATGTTTTTTTTTTCTTAATTTTTTTTCAAAAAAAATAGTCAGTGGTTGGGCATTTAAAATATCTCTAATTTTGAAATAATGGCTATTTAAAGAAGGGACGACTAACAGGGATTAAGGGCTAAATTTTTAGAAATTTAAAAAACAAAAATTTATAAATCCTTAAATTCCTCCTCATCTGGAATACCAAAATTATCAATTTCTTCCAAATTTTTTAATTCTTCATCAAGTTCCTTACTTTCTCCGGTACTACTATTATGGTCAGGAATTTCGAAGGTCTCTCCCATATTTTCAAATTCAATTTTTACATCTTGTGGTGTGATTCCCCGTATTGCATCTTCCCTATATTCGGGTTCTATCGATGTATTAATAGATATGATATTAGACATCCTTTCCATACCCTCTGTTGGCTCAGTATCTCCACTTTGTATCAACACTGGATTTATTTGAATTGTTTTATTTTTTTTGCCATTATAATACAATCTACTTAACTTAATTAGTTCTTTATGTTTTAATGCGTCACTTATTCTTTCAAATAATGAATTTAAATTAAATTTGAACCTTTCATTAATGTATCCTGAATAAAAGATATTAAAATCACCCAATTGTGGTGTTTGAAATACATATACCTTATTTTTTACATCATATTCTAATATATAATTTAATCTTCTAGGAATGGGGTGTTCCGGATCAAGACGTCTAGCAAATTCGCAATAACTAAGGAAAATATCTAAAAATGTACTTACAGTTGTTCTCCTTGCCTTAACTAATACCTCCCATACGTCCCCAACATCCAATTTAATTCCGTATATTTTTTCAGTTAAGAAACAACCCGCTAAAATAATTTTATAAATTTTTAGGAGTTTAGGATAATTTAAATCGGTAATTCTGGGATTTATATATTCTAATTTTTCTTTATATTCTTTATTAATTGCTTTCATTAATTTATTCAAATGTTTATTAGACCAATTTTTTGTGGCATTATATAATAATGAGAACAACTTTTCTTTTTTTAACTCTAATTCTAATTTAATCCAATTATCATTACTTACTATTGGTTCATTGTAGTGTAGACTAATGGTCCTGGCATTTAGAGCGGAATCATTCATTAACTCGCCAAGGGCTTGAGAGGTAGTTAAGACCGATGATATTATTTCTCTGGCACGAAATCTAATACCATCTCTATGTAATCTCTTCCAAAAAGGCATTCCTGTTGCACAGTCTTTCAAAATCATTTCCATCTGGGCGGTATTATAGGTATTTGTTTCTTTATAATCGTCAACCATAGTTGGGAAGGTAGAACCTGTTATTGCACCTTCAATTCGGGTTGGAGATGATGCCGTTTTGCCAGACATGTGATGTAATCGATTTTTATAGAAGTCTGTACTCCAGAAATCGAGCATATGAGTCTTACCGGCGGTTGTTCTTCCATATAAAGCTAAATGGGGAAATATCCCAAAATTTTTGATAAAATATAATCGGAAGGGATTTATAATACAAATACTAATAATTATGGTTTTATATGCCTCGGGCATATCGGTTAGCTTAACAAATTCTTGTAATTTAATTTTTAACTCTTTTTTTTCAGTGGTATTGTATTTTTTGTATATTTTCTTACAATTATTATATACGGTTCGTTGTTCTTCCGAATAACAAACAATTCCAAAATTCTTTTCTTTCTCGTTCATGGGAAGCCACCAGCCATCATCCCATCCGGGAATATATTTGCCCATTCTTACAGGTAAATCTTTAGATTTTTCAACAATAAGGTAAGATATTACATCTTTTCCGATAGTTCCCCTTAGAATATTATTTCCAAGTTCTCTTATAATACCATTTAATGTATAACTGGGATATATAATGCCCCCTATTTTGAAGGTGTAAAGATGTTCTCCCTTTCTCTCGTCTAATATTTTATTTAATATATCGATTTTAAAATTACATATAGTATGTTGTTTTTGATTATTAAATAAATAAACTTTATTAGGAGTAATTACTATTTCATTATCATCAAACGGTATTGTTTCTGTATTTGAATCTAAAACACTTGTTTCTGTTTGGATATTTGTAGTTTGGTTAGTTTGACTTCCTTGTTCTTCTTTCTTTTTTTCTGTTTTCCACTCTTTAATAATAACGTCAATATCTTTAAGTAATATTCCAGTTCTAATTTTAATTTCGTTTCGTAATTGTAATATCAGGACTGAATTTATCTCTGGTATTTTTTGGAAAATATTAGCAATTTGTTCAATTGATGTATTATAATCCTCTTTATTTAATTCATCTAATAATTCTTTAAAGTCCTCTAAGGTATCGTATATTACAATTTCTATTTCAGTTTCTTCCTCTTCTACCAAATCTCCTTTCTCCTAAAATATTTGTCTAATTGGTATCCATTTATTAAACATTAATTCTTTATTATATTTTTTAATGTTTACTATATCACATAGGATAGATAATATTCTCATCTCCTTTACAGCTACAATTTTTAATGTATTATTAGATGAACCTGTAAGTTCTTTAGTTATCCATTCCCTTAACTGTCTATTAATAAATCTATCAAACCAGTAATTTCTATCTTTATTATAAATTTTTTCAATTTTTTTAATTTCTTCTTCGTTTAATTTTGTTCCCGATTTTTGTATTTTTACTGATATAACTTCTATAAATTTTTGTTCTGATTTTGTGTATGAATCCCAGTCTTTCCCACATCCTTCAACCAATTCTACTATTATTTTTACAGATTCCTTATGAGTAGGATTATTAATATTTAATTTTTTTTTTAATTCTACTTGTTCTGGTATTTTATCAGGAATCTTATCCAATCTACTTTTACGTTGGAGCTTTTTAATAATAGTATTTTGTTTGGGAGTTCTATTTGTTTGTTTTCTATATCTATTATATATTGAAATCATAAATTCCTGTTCCCATTCATTACATATACTTGGTAATATTTTTTCTTGTTTCCAAATCCACCGTTCAGGAATTTCATTAAACATAATTACAATTGAAAGGTTAGGACAGTTTTCGGTTTTTAAACGTTTTAAAAAGTTAAAATTTATATCATTTTTTAAATATGCTATTTGTTCCAAATAATATTTAAGATTATAATCTTTAGTATATTTTAATTTATTTAGAAAACATGAAAGGTTTTCGGGTATTTTATTTGTATCTTCTTTATCTTTTAAACTTTCAATATATTTTAGATACTTAAGGGACGTTTTGAACTTTTTTTTAATTTCTTTTATATCATCGATGTAGTTATTAATATACATTCTATTTCTCCTTTTTAATCGTCTAAAAGACAGTGTACACTTAAAGGAAGCCAAAATGCTATAGAATAATAATTAGTACCCATTGCCAATCTATAATCCGCTTCGGTTAGATTTAAAAGTAACAAATTCGATTTAATTTTACCTATTAATCCGTCAGTTGACATTATTATATCAATACATCTGTTAATTAGATATTTCATATCATCATTACTAAATATATTATTATCGATATATGTTCTTATTCCCTTTAAATCGTTCTTTAGTACTAATTTTAAGTATAATTTTGGATTGATATCACTAATCACGGCATCGAGCTTGGCACCAGTCTTAATTGCATCAATAATATTTATACATTTACGCATATCACCCTGATGCACGTTTATAATTTTTGCTAATTGTTTTATCGTTAAATCTATATGTTCCTTTTTACAAATGTACATTAATCTTTTTAGAATTGATTTTTTATTGATTTTTTTAAATTTGAATTCTACACATCTTGATTTTATTGGGTCTATAATTTTATGAGATTTGTTACAAATCCAAATAAATCTACAATATGCTGATTCATCTTCCATTATTTTTCTTATTGCTGCTTGAAAGTCATCGGTTGAATGATCGGCCTCATCAAGTATAATTATCTTAAGTCTATCCATAAATTGACCATCAGTTTGTGCAAATTCTTTGACTGGACCTTTAGCTTCCGCTACACCTCTTTTATCACTTGCATTTAATATTTTAGTATTACCTATTCCAGCAATTTTTCTTGCGAGTATTTCCGCAATTGTTGTTTTACCCACTCCCGCTGGACCGGAAAAGATAAGATGTGGTATTCTTCCCATTTCGATGAATTTTTCACAACTTTCTATTATTTCTTCGTTGCCATCTACATCATCTAATTCCTGTGGCCTGAATTTTTCAACTAATAAATTACTATCATCAATTGACATTAAAATAATCCTCCTTCTACTTTTACGGTTTTATTATTAAAATTATTTTCTTTATTTTTAAAATAATTAACCATCTTTTTCGATGCTAATAATTGAAGGTCTTTGCTAGATTCTTTTTTATCTTTAACTTTTTTATCTTTATTTTTTTTTATTTGTGGGGGGAAGTTAATCGCTACACCGAAAGATGGAATTTTTAATACTTTAGTAATAATATTCATGATATGTTTTCGTTTAATCTTATATTTGTATTTATATAATCTATTTATTATTCTATAATTATCATATAAACTTATTTTATTAAGGTTAGACATGGAAAGATTATATCCTATAAAATTTAGTATTGTACCCATATTTAGGTTATTAAATTCGTCCAATAAGTTTTCTCTATTCTCATTTTGAAAAATTAATTTTTTTAAATAAATAAAGAAATTATTCTTTGTTGGGTCGTATTTACATTTATAATATTGATATTTATTCCTATGGTTTTTATATATAAATCTTTCCTGGTTTGTATTTATATTAATTAAATATATATCTTTATTTCGTGAATTTTTGAAAATAAAGTTTAATAGTTCGTTATCAAGTTTGTATGCGTCTCTTATTAGTATATATTGTTTTCCATGTGATAGGATGCTTGTTGTGCTGGTTATTGTATTATATATTAGGAATTTCATCTTTTTTATACTACTACTTAGGCAATCTATTATGATATTATTTTTATTTTTAATTAGATCGTTTATATTATTTTGATCCATATCAAAATTAGTTAGGTATATCAAAACTGTACGTGTATTAACGGTATTTTGATGTAAATTTTTATTTATAAATATTATTAGTTTTATTAATTTATAAAATTTTTAGTTATTGTTTAATAAATAATATTTAATAAGTAGTTATTAAACGATAACTAAAAATTTTATAAATATAAAAAATTTTAAATAAATAACAAAAAATTAATATAAAGAGGAAAAAATTGTGAAAATAAAATTTAATCAATTAGTACCAAATAATTATAATCCACGAAAGTTATTTAAAGATGCTGCTATGGAGGAACTTAAGTTATCCATTAAACAGGTTGGTCTTATTGAACCTTTAGTGGTAAGAAAACTTAAAAGTGAAAAATATGAAGTTGTATGTGGGATGCGTAGATACTATGCACTTGGCGATTTGGAAATCGACGAAGTTGAGTGTAATGTTCTAAATTTAAAAGATATTGAAGCTGTTGATATATCATTTATTGAAAACTTACAACGGGAAGATTTAAGTCCAATTGAAGAAGCAAGAATGTATTTGACTCGTCTGAAACTTGAACCGGAATATCGGGAGTATGTGAAGAAAAAAAATATTGGGAATTCCCAATATTTTCCAAGACCCCAATCGGATATTTATAAACCAATTGTAAAGAAATATTCAAAAAGTAAATGGACAATGCATGGTAGATTATGTTTACTCTCACTTCCAGAAAATATTCGAAATGCCATCCATCTTGGAGAATTAGAGTTACAGGTTGCTGAGGAAATATCAAGATTACGCCAAATCAAAGATACAAAAATAGCTCAGGAATATATGAAAGAAATATATGATGATTATTTGGTTGAACAAGATACTATGAGTATAGGTGAATTAAAGAAGCGAGTAAAAAATAAGATTGATAACTATAACAGAAATGAAAAGGAGCAAGAAGGGATAGTAGAAGAGAGAGTTAAGGAGATTAATAAAAAAATAAAAGAAACTAATAAAAGTTTAGATCAAATTCTATTGAAATTATCAAAAAGTTTAATCAATGTTATTAATGAAAAGAGTTTTAAAGAGGTTGATTTTTCTAGATATAAAATAAAGGAATTTATTTTTGGTGATAAGGAAAATTTAACTGAAGATGAGAGAAGTAATGTAGTTGGTGATGGAGAGAGTATTTTGGAATTCTTACGGGAAACTGAGAATGAATATGCTGATAATAAAGAATATGAAAATATATCAATGAAAATAACCGAATTAGAAAATAAAATTGATGATATTCAGATATTGTTTAATAGAGTAAAAGAGAAGCATATTGTAGAATGTCCTTTCTGTTATTCTGGTATTAAAACGAAAGCAATAAATGAAAAAAAGTTAATTCATAAAGAGGAATTAGATGAATTAAAGATACGGAGAACACAACTGGCAGGGATGTCTGGTTTTGTTAGCGATTCTATTAAGGATGTGCGAAAGTATCTAAAGGGTGTTGAATCGAAAGAAGAATGGTTTAATAAATTTAATAAAGAATTGGATGGATTAGAAAATGCCTAAAGAATCTGTTATTAAAACATTAAAAAAAGATAAAACGGTGGATATTATACCTGTTCCTGTAGTATCTATTAATCCTACCCTTTCTGTTTATGAGTTGCTTAAAAAGATACATAGGGAAGAAGAAAAAAAACATGTTTCATTACTAAGTCTTACTTTTGAAGGAAGTATTCAAGCTGATAATCCTATGGTAAAATTTTATGGAAAAAAAAGAAGGTTAAAGATAAAATTTACTAATGATACGAACATTCCCAGAACAACGATAAAATTTGATGAAAAGTATACTACAATAGATTTAATTGACGCCTTTGATGAGTTAGAGAAAGATCTTTTAGAAATGAAGCATGATTATTCAATGGATATTTATCCAAGTAGATTATTTATTTTGGATAAAGGTTCTATTTCAAATAAATCTTTAATTGCTATTAAGTTTAATAAAGAAAGGAAAATAAGTAAACAAAGTGAATTTGGTAGATTATTAAAGGGATTGCAGGTTGAACCGCTTGATGCGGTTATGATATATGTTGTTACGATAGATAAAAGAACTGGGAAATATAAATTTGGTAAAGGTAGTATACCTGGTAATATAGCTAAGGAAAAGGAACAATATGAAATGGGAAAATTTGTTTTAAATATTGACCATGTCGAAAGATATACTCGTCATGTTTGTCATGCTTCATTTACTGGTGTTCGTACATGTCAAATAGGAAGGAGTGTACAAACAATTGCTAAATTTAGTGCGATTGATGGTATAGCTTCGTGTGAATGGGAACCTAATCCAGAGAACAATGAAAATAAAAACAACGAATAATTTTTTTATATTTATAAATTTTTAGAAGTTAATTGAAAATGAGTAGAATAATTAAAAATTTATTTCTTGATTATTATAATATAAACTACAATACATATGGTGTAATTTATGTTATAATAAATTTAATTGATAATAAGAAATATGTAGGACAAACTACTAAAAAAATGAAAGGTAGATGGGATGGTACTTTGAAAGGTGCAGAAAATGCGAGTTATAATCAACATTTAATAAGTTCTATGAAGAAATATGGAGTGAATAATTTTAAATCTAAAATATTATTAAAATGTTGTAGTAAAGATGATCTTGATTTTTTTGAGGATTATTTTATTGTAGTTTGGGATACTATAAATCCAAAGAAAGGATATAATATAAAAAGAGGAGGTTTATATGGGAAATTTAATGAAGAAAAACAAACGTTAACTATGCAGACAATAAGAAAAATAAGGAAATCTTTATTGAATACGGAGAAAAAAGAATTAAATTCTGTTGAAGCGTGTATGTTAGTATCTTGTCGTCCATCAGTTGAGTTATTAAAACAAATTACAAATAAATACCCAAATATAGATTTCGAGAAAACTAAGAAAATTATACAAGAGATTGAGAAAAGGTTATGGCAACAACATATGTTTAAAAAATCAACTATTGTGGTTGGTTTAGCAATGTATTTGGGAAATAATATTACACAAAATTGTTCTAATTTTATAGTAAATGATTTTGGTGGGTATAGTAATAGTTATGTAACAACTCAACGTTTGGGAAAAATTGTTAAAATGTTTAAAAAGAGAAAAAAATATACAGAATTTGATATAATGCAATTAATAGAATATATTTTGATATATCAAAATTGGAAATGTTTACAATGTGGTGTTGAATTAAAAGATAAAAGTAAAATTTATTGTTTGTTATATAGACATAATAATAATGATTATATAAATAAAATTTATTGTTTAACTTGTAAGGAAAAGATGAATAATATAGGAGAAGTTTATAATGTTAGTAGGTTGTTATTATTTAATAACTAAAATATTTATAAAGTTATAAAATTTATAATAAATATAAATAAAAAATTAATTAAAAATAAAAATAAGAGAATTAAAAAATGTCTGAAAAGAAAAAAAGTAAAGTAAAGAGCCAAAAAACTGGGAAATATAGTTTAATTTATGAATGGCACAAGAAAAAGAAGCTTAGTAAAAACCCAAAGGAAATAATAAAAGATATACAGGGATTTGAAGTTAAAATACGTAAAGCCCA